AATATGGACGGATGAAGGGCTCGAAATATATGCTAAGCCGTCAAATGGAACTAAAATTGATATTGAATATGAAGAAATTGACTTGTCAAAAGTAACGAAAGCACAGGCTTTAGGCGGATACGATATTTCAACGATGAAAAGAACTGGATTAGAGCTATTAGATGAAGTTTACTTGAAATATTCAGAATTACCAGCATTCATTGATGTTCCTGATTTTTCAAGCGATAGTGAAGTTGCTGCAATTATGCAAACAAAAGCTAAAAATATAAACGGGAATATGTTTGAAGCAGTTGCGTTGATTAATGCACCGATAGACAAGCCTTATGACCAAATCCCGAAGTGGAAAGATGATAATAATGTTAACGGAAATGACCAAATTGTACTGTATGGATCATTGGGATTAGCTGGCAAAAAATACATCCAGTCTATTCAGTATGCTGCGTTGTCATTATCAGTAGATAATGAAAATGGTGGAGTCCCTTCACAAACTCCGTCTAATTATTCGTATAAATGTGACAGCTTATATTGGAAAAATTCAAGTGAAAATTTTGAAGAAATAATTTTAGATAAAGAGCAACAAGCTAATTTTTTAAATAAAAATGGAGTAGTTACAGCTATTAATTTCAAAGGTTGGCGTTGCTGGGGATCTGAAACTGCACTTAATCCGATGGCAACAGATCCGAAAGACAAATTCATAAACACTCGTAGAATGTTTAAATATGTCGGGAATGAACTAGTTATAAGTCTTTTTGACCAAGTGGATAAAACATTCTCTAAAAAATTAGCTGAAACAGTAACAAAATCAATGAATATTAGATTGAATGCTATTGTGGCTAGAAATGATTTGTTAAGTGCAAGTGCGACTTTATCAAGCGAGGATAACGACCCTATTAATGTTATGAATGGTGATATAACTTGGGTTATTAAGCTAGGAGTAATTCCAGGCATGAAATCGGCAACATTTAAGAAAAAATATGATGTAGACGCATTGACTGAGTTTGCGAAGAGTCTAGGAAAATAGGAGGAATGAAGAGATGGCTAAAAAGAAACTGCCTTTAGGAATTGTTGACGCTGACCTTTATGTCAATGGTTCAAACGCATTAGAAGGAGTTGGAGTAGTAGAACTTCCGAATGTAGAATCAGCGACAATAACAACTGAACAATTTGGTATGGCTGCTGAATTTGAAGCTCCGTTAATTGGACATCATAAAAAGATGTCGGCTAAGGTAAAAATGGACAGTATGAATGACACATTATTAAATTTTAATAATAATAACTCAATCACACTAGAGTGTTTGGGAGCTTTGCAACAGTTAGATAGAATGACGCACTCACCAAAAATAACTGGTGCAGATGCAACATTAAAGGGATTTATTACAAAATTTGATGGTCCAAAAGTTGAAAACGGTAAAAAATTTGAAGGTTCGTTTGATTTGAGTATTACTTATTATAAATTAACGATAAATGGTAAAACAATCATTGAAATTGATGTATTGAACGGAATTTCAAATGTAAATGGAAGTTTTAACAATACCATAAGACAATTATTAGGACATATTTAGGAGGATAAGAATGATTATAAAATTAACGAAAGAGTATGAATTAGGAAGTAAAAAATATAAAGAAATAGATTTAAAACTGGATAATTTAACAGGAGCAGATTTATTAGAATGTGGAAAAGATTATAAGTCAAGAATGAAATCCAACGCTGAAAACTTTAAAGATTTTGATGACGCTTGGGCTTTGACTGTGGCTGAAAGGGCATCAGGTATTAAATATGGGCATTTAATGACATTAGGCGCTGAAGACTTTTTAAAAGTGGTAAATCAAACTAAGAATTTTTTAGTAAAAGGTTGGGGAACGGACGAAGACAAGGACGAGAAAGCTCCAACGGAAGCATAACAGATGACTTTTTAGACTTGATTACAGATTTATTGAGCGGACTCAACTATTTTAAAATGAATATTAGTTATGAAACACTTATGAAATGTACATTTGATGAGCTGGATTACTGGATAGCAAGGGCTAATAAGTTGATTGAGGAAGAAAAGATAAGGCAAGAAGAGAGTGAATAAAAAAAGGGGATTAGTCGTCCCCACCAATGAAAACTGATAAAAATTTAAATAGAACTACGATAAGAGCTATAACTGTAATTACAGGACTTATGGTAAACATAAATGATAGAAATATAAAAAGGAAAAATAATGACGGAATAGATACAACTAGACCAAATAATATTATCAAAATTATTTCTAGCGGAGTATATTTTTTATCTGATTTATTAATTTTCATAAAAATCACCTCTTTAATATATTATACCATATTTGAGAGAAAAGGAGGAAAATTGTGGCAAAAAATTTGGAGCTGAACATAGTTTTGGGTGCGGCGGTAGCTAGTGCTATTAACGGAATGAGCCAAGTTGCAAACGCTTTGAAAAACACGACAAAATCTGTCAAAGAATTTGAAAAACAAATCAAAAGTATGGAGAAAGCACAAAAAGCATTTCAAAATATGGACAAAGCTCGTGAAGGATTAAATAAAATTAATTCAGAATATAAAAAGGCTGCTGAACATTTGCAAAAATTGAAAGCTGAATATGAAAGAACTGGAAGCAGTAATAAACAACTGGCTAAGGAAATAGAACAAGCAGAAAAAAATGTTGGAAAATTGAATAAACAAAAAGAACGACAGCAACATGTGTTTGAAGCCGCAAGAAGTAAGATAGAAGCGGAAGGCGCTAGTTTATCTAACTACAGAAGCAAGGTTCAGGAAGTTGAAAAAGAAATTGAAAAAATGAACAAACTGAAAGAAGCTCAAAAAAGATACGACGCTAGACAAGAAACTGTTGGAAAAATGAAAGACTTTGGAGATAAGCAAATAATGCAAGGTATGGGAATGGCTGGAGCTTTGGCTGTTCCTGTTAAATTAGCAGTTGACTTGGAAAATGCTCAAGCAGACTTAAAAAAAGTTGCTGATTTTAGTTCAAAACAAATGGAAACAGGATTTTACAAAGCAATAAGAAACTTTAGTGAAAACAGTCCGCTATCTCAAGTAGAATTATTTCAAATTGCAGGAGCAGGAGCTCAAGCAGGAATAAAAACAGACGAATTAGAAAGATATACTAAAGATGCAGCTAAAATTAAAGTTGCTTTTGATATGAACACTGAGGCAGCAGGAAACTTTTTGGCAAAAACAAGGGCACAATTAAATTTAGATCAGAACGGAGTAATGCAATATGCTGATGTAATTAATTATTTAGCAAACACCGTGGCTGTCACAGCTCCAGAAGTAGCAGATATTTCAAGCAGAGTAGCTGGATTGGGTGGAATGGCTGGTATTTCTAAAGAGGGAGTTGCAGCATTAGGAGCAAGTTTAGTATCATTTTCTGTTCCATCTGAAGTTGCGGCTACTGGATTAAAAAATATATCACTAGGATTAATGGCTGGAAGTTCGGCAACAAAAAGTGCAAGAGCAGCTTTTAAATCATTAGGGTTAGATGCAGAAGATGTAGCTAAAAGAATGACAAAAGATGGGGAAGGAACTTTAGTTGATGTTTTTCAGAGAATTAAGAAGTTGCCAAAAGATGTTCAAGCAGCAACTCTTAAAGAGTTATTTGGTAAAGAATCTATTCAATCGGCGTCTGAGTTAGCAGAACATATTGATGATGTTAGTGTGAATATGAAAAAAGCTCATGACAGAGCAAAAACAGCTGGAAGTGTCGATAAGGAATACAACCAAAGGTTAAAGACAATGGGAAATGCTTTTTCAACTTTAAAAAATAGAGTTGTAAACATGGGAGTATATTTAGGTTCGGCATTAGGACCTAGTTTAGTTCAAGTTGCAAATTCTATCGGTCCACTTATTACTAAATTTTCTCAGTTGATACAAAAACATCCGCAATTGACTGCAAATATTCTAAAAGCTGTAGCGGGATTTGCAGCATTTAAAATAGGACTTGGTGGCTTGGCAAAAGGTTTTGCACCAGTTTTTAGTGGAATATCTAAAGGAATTCATATATTTGATAAGTTTAAAGCGGCTGGGAGTTTTGCAGAAGGATTTAAAACGGCATTTCCGACAATATCTAAAATTGGCAGTGGGCTAAAGAAATTAGGACAATCTGGTTTAAAAGTAGGAAAAGTACTTGGAAAAGGATTAGTGAAAGGAGTGCAAGCAACAGGAAAAGTCGCAAAAATAGCAGGTAGTGGAATAGTCAAAGGTGCTAAATTTGTCGGAAGCGGTGCTATAAAAGGTGCAAAAGCAATTGGTTCAGGAGCAAAGGCTGTTGGTGGAATGGCAATTCAAGGAGCGGCTAAAGGAATGCAACTCTTGGCAACTGGGGCACAGAAAGCTATTGGAGCAGTTAGAGCAGTTGGAGTAGCTTTAAAAGTTGCTTTTATGGCAAATCCAGTTGGATTTATTATAGCAGCGATAGCTGCTGTTGTTGTGATTTTAGTAGTACTTTATAATAAATGTTCATGGTTCAGGAATGGAGTAAATGCTATTTTTAGAGCTATAGGAAATTTTATAAAGCAAGTTTGGCAAGGAATTAAACCAGTTGTAATGGCTGTTATTTCAGGTATCGCAGCTTATATAAGAGTGTACGTTGCTGTTTGGAAAGCAATATTTAAAGGGATAGGTATTGTATTTAAGGCAATTTGGAACGGAATAAAAGTAGTTGTAAAAGTTGTAATGGCTGGAATATCAGCTTATATCAGAACATATGTAAATGTTTGGAAAACAATTTTTAAAGTAATTGGTACAGTTGCCAAAGCTGTATGGAATGCTATAAAAGCAACCGCAATAGCATTGTGGAACGGCTTAAAATCTGGAATAACAGCAGTAAGTTCATTCTTTAAATCAACTTGGGAAGGAATAAAAGGAGCCGCAATTGCTGTATGGAATGGTATTAAATCAGCATTTGATGCAGTTGCTTCTGGATTGAAAAGTGCAATCAGCGGTGTTGTAAAATTTTTCACGGATAAATGGAATGGCTTGAAAAATATGGTTTCAAAAGGACTTGGAGCAGTTGGAGGACTTTTAGGATTTGGGAAAAATGCAGCAGGAACTAACTACTGGAGCGGAGGGCTTACAACAGTAGCAGAACGTGGAGCAGAATTGATTCAAATACCTGGTAAACCAGCATTTTTAGCAGAACGCGAAATGTTATTGAATTTACCTCGTGGTACTCAAATCCTGAATAATCGTGAAACTAAAAACAGTTTTAGAGATAGGATTAGCGGACTAAAAGAGAGAATGTCAGGACTTAGAAGTAATGAAGGTTCAAGTGGCGGAGATGTTATCAATATTAGCATAACAGTAAACGGGAATGCTGATACAAGTGTAATTGAGAAAGCAGTAATGAGAGCATTGGCGAAAGCTAAAAATAAAAAAGAAAGGACGGCATTTGCATAATGGCGAAAGTAAAAGTGTATAAAACAGTTTCGGGCGACACTTGGGACTTGATAGCGTATAAGGTTTATGGAAGCGAAGGCTACTATCATGATCTTATAAGAAGTAATTTAGCTTTAATCGACATCGCCGTCTTTGACGCAAATGTTCCAATTATCATTCCCGAAATTGCCGAAGAAAGTGATAATGATACAAGTTTGCCGCCGTGGAAGAGAGGTGAATAGAAATGGCATTTGCCAGAAGTATTAGGGTTATAGTTATATTTAATAAAGTTGATATTTCTGATGAGATAGCACATTCTATTTCATCTCTTAACTACACGGACAATTCCAAAAATGCTATAGATGATTTAGAAATAGAACTAGAAAACTTAGATTATAGATGGCTTAAAGAGTGGTATCCTGACGAGAATGCTCAACTACTTGTTGGGATTCACGAAGAGTTGGAAAATGAAACTAATTTTTTGGATTTGGGAACTTTTTATGTGGACGAGCCGACTTTTGAAGATCAGAAACTTACTTTAAAGTGCTTGGCTTTACCGCTTGACCAGAATATTAGAGATCAGAAAAATAGTGTTGCTTGGGAGAATATAACTTTGAAAGAGCTTGTTACACAGATTGCGAATAAACACGAAATGAATGCAGAGATTTATGCAGAGAATGTGTTTTTTGAGAGATTGGACCAGAATCAGGAAACAGATTTAGCCTTTATTAATCGAGTTGTAAAAGAGATTGGCTTGAATATGAAAGTATCTGATGACAAGATAATCATTTTTGATGACGAAGAAATGGAAAAGAATGATATGATTGAAGTTTTTAATATTAAAGATTATCGAATCAGAAGTTTCAGCTTAAAAAAGAAA